GAACTATTACAAGGTAAACACGACTTTGATACATCGTCTGATACATATAAATTAGCGATGTATACATCACAAGCAACTCTAGGTGCTTCAACTGAAAACTATACAACTTCAGAAGAAGTATCATCACCTTCTGGATATTCAGCTGGTGGTAAAGCTTTAGTAAACCAAGGTGTAAAAGTATCATCTGGCGTAGCAATTACAGACTTCGCAGATCTTTCATTTACTGGTGTAACTTTAACTGCAAGAGGTGCTTTAATTTACAATACAACAACTGATGGTGGTTCAAACACTACTGACGCTGTTGCTGTATTAGATTTTGGCGGAGACAAGACTGCAACTTCAGGAACATTTACTATTCAGTTCCCTGCATTCACAACTTCTGCTGCGATCTTAAGAATTGCATAAGGATTAAAATGTTATGGCCACTGGATGGGGTAGAAAGACTTGGGGTGCATCAGATTGGGGAGACCTATCTAATGAAACCGTCTCAGTCAGTGGCATAGCATTAGAGATTACAAACGTATCATCTAATGGTACAGAATTTACTGCACAAGCAGACGCACAAATATCTACCGAAGAAAACAAATTCGGTGGTTCTTCTTTAAAACTAGATGGTTCTGGTGACAGAATACAATCTACAGATATAACACTTGCACAAGATAATTATACTTGGGAAACTTTTGCATATTTTAATTCTTTATCAAGTAGTCAATGTATTTGGGATGCGGGAGAAAATGTAGGTGCAAGCCAAAACCCAGTTCTTTTTATAACTTCAACCAATTTACAATTAAGTTACGCAGGTGGTACTTATATTAATCAAGCTCATGGAATGTCTGTTGATACATGGCACCATATTGCAATTACAAGAAATGATGGAACATTAACTGCATACATTGATGGAACTAGTATTGGATCTGCATCCATTGGTGCAATAGGTTCCGGTGCAACTAATCATGTATTAGGTGGAAACTTTGCAGGTACATTTACTATGGATGGTTTTCTTGATGAGTCAAGATTAACAAAACAAGTTGTATACACTGCAAATTTTACTCCACCTTCTTCACCTTTAACAAATGATAGACAATTTGATTTATGGTTATTACATTATGATGGTACAAATGGATCTACTGAAATTGAAAATAGTGCTTTATTTAATTATATTGAAGCTAATGCAGATGTTTCAGTTACAGGACAAGAATTAACTTTAACTAACGCAGGTGCAGTTGGAGGAAGTTCCGTTACCGTACAGGTCACAGGAAGTCTTGAGTCTATGGCTGTTGGGCAAGCAGTCATTGGGATTGGTGTGCCAGTCACAGCAGCAGGTGAATTACAAACCACCATTGGAACAGCCACTGTTGATGAAACAAAATTAACAGGTGAAGGTTGGGGAAGAGACGCTTGGGGAAGTTTTGCATGGGGTGTAAATTATTCTGTAGAGCTTACTGGTATTGAACTAACAATAACTGGTGGTGAGGAAGATGCTGGAGCTAGCTTTACAGCAGAAGTAACAGGTCAAGAATTAACATCTACACAAGGTTCTATTTCATTACAGATTGATCAAGAAACAATTGTACTAGCATCTGAAGATCAAATAGATGCATCAGTTGGTTCATCATCAATAACGGCTGACGCTAATGTTACTGTAACGAGTGCTGGAGAACTTACAGGGTCTGTAGGAACTACTGTTGCAGGTCTTAAAACACCTGTAGATGTAACTGGAATTCAGGCTAGTATGACACTAGGAACATTTACCTTAATTCAAAGTACAGTCGAGTCTGTGACAGGTATTCAGGCAACTCTTTCATTAGGGCAACATGACGAAATTCCTGAACAAATAGTTGGTGTAGGAGGCTTAGAATTAACAGGATCTATAGGATCCGTTACAGCCACAGGTACTGCAGGCATCGATGTTTCAGGTATTTCAATGTCTATTAGTGCAGGATCTCCTGCTTCTACAGCATGGGCAGAGATAGATCCAGGTGTAAATAATACATGGAGTGATGTTGATTTGGCAGCCTGATTATTGTAATATTAAAACTAATTAAGGAGAATTTTTTATGACATCAAGTTATTCTACAGATCTTAAACTTGAACTTATGGTCACTGGTGAAAATGCCGGTACTTGGGGTGACAAGACAAACACTAATTTAAATTTATTACAACAAGCAATCGCAGGTTTTGAATCTGTAACTCTTTCATCAGGAGCAACTACTGCTCTTACAATGTCTGACGCAGCATTATCAAATGCTAGAAACATGGTAATTAAATTTGCAACAATTACTGCAGGTGCATCAACAGTTGCAACTATACCAGATGGAATTGAAAAGTTTTATATTTTTGATTGTACTCTTGTTACTAACCCAACAAACTTAACAATCAAAACTGCAAGTGGAACTGGTTTTTCTCCAGACGCACAAAAAATTTATGCAGCATATTCTGATGGAACAAATTTAACTGAAGTATCTTTAGATTCTTTAGGTGGCACAATTGCTTCTGCACAAATTGCGGACAATGCAGTTGTTACTGCAAAAATTTCAAATGCAAATGTGACTACAGCCAAAATTGCAGACAACGCAATTACTACGGCAAAAATTTCTGCACTTCAAGTAACCAGCGCCAAAATTGCAAATGATGCTGTGGGTCCAGATCAATTAGCAGACACTGCAGTATCTGCAGGAGATTATACTTCTGCTTCAATCACAGTTGATGCCCAAGGAAGACTTACTGCGGCCTCTTCAGGATCTGCAGGAGCAGGTGGATATAATCTTAAAGTAATTAATAAAGGTCCTGCTTCAGGAACTTATACTGCTAATCCTGCAGCGAATGCTGCTGCTGGCTATCTGTGTAGCGGAGGAGGCGGTGGAGGTGGCGGCTCAGGTGCGCCATCTCAAGGTCCAGGAGCTCCAGGAGGACAAGGAGCTTATGGTTTTTACACTGCTCCAGTTTCTGGAGGAGCAGGCTATCCCTTCTCTGTTGGAGGAGGCGGTAATGCAGGAAGTGGATCATCAGGCGATGGTGGTAATGGAGGCGCAGGCGGAGCAACAAACTCTCCTGCCTTTGGAACTGTCAATGGCGGTAACGGAGGAAATGGAGGAAGAAGATCTCCCCCATTCCCTGGATCTAGTCCAGGAAATCCAGGTTCAGCACCAGGAGCATCAGTAACAATACCAGTGCCGTTTAATTTTTTATTGACTGGTGGTGCCGGTGGTGGTGGAGGCGGTAGTGCTAACCCAACTGGAAGTCCAGGGTCTGCAGGCTCAGCAGGTTTTATAATAATCTATGATAATTCAGGAGTTTAATATTTAAAATGGCAAAATATTTATCTTACAAAGAAAATGGCGATGAAAAAAGCTTTTTCAAACTTCATTCTTCCGATGCTAGCAAAAATTGGTGGAATGCAAGAGAAGTTAATTTAAACTTCATCACAATTTCAGATAGTGATTATAATAAGTTAAAAATAAGTCATCCGTATGAAATTAATTCTAGTAATGAAATAGAATTTAGTGTTTTAGATGAAAACAGTCCTGCGGTTGATTTAACAAAAGAAAATGTAAAAATTGAGTTAGATAAACATATAGAGCAAATGAAAAATCATTTAGCTCAACACACCACACCTTTGATATCTCAGTCAGACATTGATACATTAAATAGTGTAAATTTAGATACTATTACATGGCCTGCAAGTTCGACTGTAAATAACTGGGTCGAAGTATGTGAAAATAATTCAATCACCATTGATTTTATATATGAAGTATAATAAATACTTCATATATGTTTAGTAACATTATTGAATTTTCCACTCAAGAAGACTATTTAGAACTTAAGGAAGATTATCCAACACCTTCAAAATTAATTATTCCTGATTGGTATAAAGAATTAAATCACACAGTAGATCAAAGAACTGTTAAAGGTTGTATACCATTTCTTGATGCTTTAACGGCTGGTTACGTTTTGAAAATGCCTCAAGATTTAGCTATTAAACATAACATTAAAGATGAAAATGGAGAAAGAGCTGTAGCACAAAAAGCTGCCGCTGCAGAAGATTTTGCTGCGGGAAGTGTTAAATCTTTAAATATGAATAAAAATGAAGTATCAATTCATGAAGTACATCAATTAGGAAATTGTCCTTTTAACGAACAAAATCAATTTTTACCGTACCATAAAATAATTAATCCTTGGAAAATAAAAACTCCTAGTGGATATTCTTGTTTATTTGTTCCTATATTAAATAATAATGATGACAGGTTTTTTCCTATATCAGCTATAGTCGATACGGATACATTTCCAAATGAAGTTAATTTTCCAATAGTAATAAATGGTTACAAATACCCAGTTTTAGATACTATTATAAAAAAAGGCACCCCCTATGTGCAAGTGATACCTTTTAAAAGAGAAAATTGGAAAATGAAAATTAAAAAAACAACAACAAAAGATTTATTTAAAAACAGAATGAATTATGCTTTAAAAATTTTACATAATTACAAAACTCGTTTTTGGAGTAAAAAATCATGGAAGTAAAAGAACTTATTAAGTTTTACGATAATGTAATACCTTTAAGCGCAATAGCAAATCTAGTTAAATGGGCTAATATTCAAGATTTTGATGATGCACAAATTTTAATAAACTCCGATGGTAAAAATGGTGTTAATCAAAACATAAGAAACACAAAAAGTTTAAATTTACATAATCAAGCAAAATCTTTGACAAACGTGCACTACTCGATGTTAGTAGGAAGAGTTTGTGTTGATACCATAAAAAGATATGCACAAGATTTAAATTTATCTCATTTTTATATAAAAGGAGTTAATGACATTCAACTTTTAAAATACGAGGAGGGTGGTTTTTATACTTGGCATGTTGATCACGCTGGCGATGTTCCAAGAACAATTAGTTGTATTTTATTTTTAAATGATGATTATGAGGGTGGTGAATTAATGTTTCAAGATCCACAAGGTAAAAATGAAATTTTAATAAAACCTAAATCATCTAGATTAGTTGTTTGGCCAAGTAATTTTATGTTTCCTCATACAGTTAAACCAGTAAAGAAAGGATTAAGGTATTCGATAGTAGCATGGGGAATATAATTAGAAAAGATTTTAAATATAAAGTAATTAAAGATTTCCTTACAAAAGAAGAAAGATTATTACTTAAAAATTATGTAATAACATTTCATAGAAATAATTATACTTTATTCGACTTTAAACAAAATAATAGTGGTGATACCTACAATGCTAAAGATCCAATTATGGATTCTTTAATGTTAACAAAACAAAATATTATAGAAAAAGAAACTTCGTTAAAACTATATCCTACTTATTCTTTTTGGAGAATGTATACATTTGGTTCTGATTTAAAAAAACATAAAGACAGGCCAGCATGTGAGATTAGTATTACAATTAATATTGATGGGGATGGAACTCCTTGGCCAATATTTATGGAAGACAAACCTATTAATTTACAGCCTGGAGAAGCATGTATTTATTTAGGCTGTGAAGTTTTTCATAAAAGAGAGGAATTTAAGGGAGATTGGCAAGCTCAAGTTTTTTTACATTACGTAGATGTAGATGGTCCAAACGCTAGTCACAAATTTGACAAACGTGAATTTATTGTTTAAATAAAATTTATGAGATTTATTCAAAATCCAAAAGACGGTTCTTGTAAAATTGTATTTACTTGGAGAGAAAGATTTTTACTGTTTACAAAAGGTAAATTATTAATGGATCCATTGTCATTTAGACATTTTTCTAATAATTTGATAAAGATTGTAGCTGAATGGACTGCTAAATTCGATAAAAAAACTCAACAAGTTGCAACCACAGAAATATCTAAAATTAATACTAAATAACAATTTTAAATAAGGATATTGGTTTAGTAAAAAAATTTGTGGTATAATAAGTCATGCCTTTAACAAATGTACAGATACAACCCGGATTTAACAAACAAGTAACAGAAGTAGGAGCCGAAGGTCAATGGACTGATGGTGACTTTGTTAGATTTAGATATGGATTACCTGAAAAAATAGGTGGTTGGGAACAAATTTTAAGTAATACTATTGTAGGTGCTGCAAGAGAACAGTTTGCTTGGGCAGACTTAGATGGTAGAAGGTACGCAGCCATAGGAACTAACAAAGTCTTAGTAATTTATTATGAGGGTGCTTTCTATGATATTACACCTTTAGATACTGCATTGACAGGATGCACATTTGATACAGTTAATACGTCAGCTACTGTAACGGTGAACAAAGCAGCTCATGCTTTAGAGCCTGGAGATTTATTTACATTTACATCTGTAACACCTCCAACTGGTGCAGGATATGTAGCAGATGATTTCGAAACAAATACTTTTCAGGTTATTACTGTTCCAACTAGTGATACGTTTACAATTACGATGGCTAGCGCAGCAGGGACAACGGTTAGCGGATCAGGATCAGCAACTGTAAACCCATATGTGAAAGCAGGTGCTTTATCACAAACTTATGGTTTTGGATGGGGAACAGGCTTATGGGGTGGTGGACAACAATTATTTGGAACTTTAAACGGAGCTTTATTAGATGACAATAATGGTACGGGTGGAACAGGAACTAACATAACCCTTGTAGACGTAACTGGGTTTCCTGCAACAGGAACTATAAAAGTAGGCTCAGAATTTATTTCATACACAGGAGTTGATACCTCAGCAAACAACCTAACAGGTATTACAAGAGATGTAGCGGGCACACGATCAGCCCATTCTGATGGTTCAGGTGTTGAATATTTCACAGGTTGGGGTGAAGCATCGCTTACACAGACTTTAGCTATTGATCCTGCGTCTTGGTCATTAGATAATTTTGGTGAAAAATTAATTGCAACTGTTAAGAATGGTAAAACTTTTTCATGGAATCCAATAAATGCAGATCCTAATGCTTTACAAACAAGAGCTGTCGTAGTGACCAATGCTCCAACTGCATCTGTAATGTCTCTTGTATCAGATAGAGATAGACATCTTTTGATGTTTGGAACTGAAACAACTATTGGTACACCG